TATAAAGGTGATGTGAAAAACATCTTTTATAGAAGCTCTTGGGAGAAGAAGGCTTTTACCTGGATGGATGAAAACACTAATGTATTAGAGTGGTCTTCCGAGGAAATAGTAATACCCTATAAGTCTCCTGTAGATGGTAGGTATCATAGGTACTTTGTAGATATTTATATGAAGGCTAAAACACAGGATGGTTCTATCAAAGAAATGCTCCTTGAGGTAAAACCATTTCAACAAACTCAACCACCCAAACAACCTAAAAGAAAGACAAAACAATATTTGACTGAGGTGATGACTTATGGTATCAATCAAAGTAAGTGGACCGCAGCCACAGAGTTTTGTTTGGACCGTGGTTGGGATTTCAAAGTTATTACAGAAAACGATTTGTTTCCAAGAAAGGTAAAGAGTGGCTAATACTCCAAAGAAGAAATATAGTTCAAAAGACTTACAGAAATGGTTGTTTGACCGAGCCTTAGAGGCAGCCTCAGCAACCGCAAGACGTATTGTCTTTGGTAATGACCAGAGAAAGCGTGATACTGCCGTTTGGGGAAAGATGTATTTTTTTCGGTACGATCCTAAATGGAAGAACATTCTACCTGTTTATGATATGGCCCCATTAGTATTACCTATTGAAATGTATAATGATGGATTTCTTGGATTGAACCTCCATTACCTGACTTCGGGTGAAAGAGAGGCCCTTCTAAACGAACTGATGAAATACCGAAGCAACAAACTGATGAATGATACGACCAAGTTGAGAGTTACCTATCAGTTACTAAGTTCAACCAAAAAACTGGAAAGTCTATCTCGGCCTTGTATCAAAAGGTATCTGTTCTCCCATGTTAGGTCCAAGTTCATTGAGATACTACCTGATGAATGGGATAAGGCTATCCAACTTCCAGTAGCCAATTGGGTAAGTAAGGAATAATAAGAATGCTAAGTTTTGGAAGATTTATTGTTGAAGTAACTAAACAAAGGGCTGATTGGAGGTCTTTCATTTCTTCTGTTCTATCTATGGCATATAGTTCTGGTGGGTATCAAGATAGTCCTCAAGAAAAGAAAATCCAACAACTCTTGAAGAAAAATGGATTTACTAAAGCTAGTGTTGAGTATGAACTTGAAAACAATCAATATTGGTATCAACCAAATGGTAGAAATAAAAGTCCTGATTTTACCCTAAAGTATAAGAATAAAATAGTAAATATAGAATGTAAATCATCCAAAGGAGCCAAACCTATGTATAATGGTGGTCTTCCTGATCCAGAATATATTTACATTTTTTCATCAGAGGTGTATAATGAAACTACGGTCTATCGTGGGTCTGATATTATTAGCACAGAAGAATATAAAAAGTATAAACTATTCTCTGCGGCCTTACAGAAATACGCAGCCAAACATTTGAAAAAGCGAGCAAAAGAGAATGGAAGAGGATTTGGATATTATGTTAGACACATGTACGTTCAACGAGGAGAACAAGACAAAACAGACTATTTCTCCCACAAAGACAGAAAACGATGTGAGCAAAGGGTTCTCTCTATTTTTGGGTGATTGTCTTGATGTAATGAAGTCAATAGATGATAACACTATTGATGCTTGTATTACAGACCCTCCTTATGGTATGGGTATGGAACATTGGGACCATTCTGTTCCAGAAGTACCTATTTGGAAAGAAGTTTTTAGAATACTAAAACCAGGAGCATTTTGTTTATCATTTGGTTCTCCTGAACTATATCATAGGTTGGCGGTCAATGTTGAAGATGCTGGTTTCAATATTAAAGACCAAATAATGTGGATGACGACTACCAAGATGGTAAAGAAGAATAGACTAAAGCCTGCCCACGAACCTATTGTGGTGGCCCAGAAACCTTATAAAGGAAGTTTGAAAAGTAACTTTGAGAAATGGGGATGTGGTATTATCAATACTACTGATACAAGAATACCCTGGGATAAAGAACCACCAAAAGGATGGGTAGCTTCAAGTCATTCAAGACGAACTTTTGGTAAAGAAGGAAATACTACTGGCGGTAGAGATGTTTATGGTACGTATGATGCCAATCCTGATGGTAGGTACCCTTCTAATATAATAGGTGAGGTATTACCAGAACATCAAAAATATTTTTACGCACCAAGAGTTACAAGAAAAGAACGGGGTGAAGATAACGACCATCCAACACCAAAACCTATTAGTTTGATGAGTTATCTTATTAGAATATATGCCCCTGATAATGGAATAGTGATAGACCCCTTTTGTGGGAGTGGTTCAACAGGAGTTGCCGCTTTACAAGTGAATAGAAGGTTTATCGGAATAGAGATGGAAGAAAAGTATATAAAAATAACAAAAAGAAGAATGTCTAAGGAATAATAAGAATGCTAAGTTTCTTTGAAAAGTTTCCAAAAATAGGATACGATATCAATCGTTCGGGTTACTCCAACTTTGAGAATGTGACCAATATCTTTTTTCGTATTGGTATCATCAAAAATGTCCTATCCAATACTACCTCCTATTATGTCTATGAACTACAAGAGGGAGAAACCCCCGAGATTATTGCCGAAAAAGTTTATGGTGATGCTGGGGCCTATTGGATTATTCTTTATGCCAATGATATAGTGGACCCTCAGTTTGATTGGCCCCTTGACCATGCCGAGTTCTATAAGTATATCGTAGGTAAGTATGGGTCTGTTCCTATTGCCAAAACAACTATTCATCATTATGAAAAAGTCGTGGAGAGAACTAACCCCCTCAACAATCTAACAACCGAAACCAGATTTGTGGTGAATGATACAAAACTAACCGATAATGATTTGAATGTTCCTTATGATTACTATGAGGGAGAGGGATCAATGTCCGAAACCCAGACTTATAATACCTATAATATGGATGGAACTACTATCACAGAGATTATACATAGAAATGAAGTATCCAACTATGACTATGAGGTTGCTCTCAATGATTCCAAGAGACTTATCAAGGTTATCAAAAAAGAGTATTTCAGTCAGATCGTTTCTGAGTTCAATAAACTTACATCTCAACCAGTATCCTATGTGAGACGAGTTTCCTAATGACTACTGAAGTCCTTGCCCCCGAAGAAACGGGCCGAATAAAGATAACCTTTGAGGTTGATGTTCCTCCAGAACAACTTGAAGATGTTACCGTTGCCGAGATTATGTTGGCTGAAAGTCTGCTAACTCCTGGTCTTCAAACAGCCATAACAATGAAGTCTTTCATTTATAGTCCCACACCCAAAGATTTGGATAAGTTCAAAAACAAAACTCTAAAAGTAAAAATGGAATCATTTGATGGTCCTACGATGGAGATTGAACAGACCATTTATAGACTTGATAACAGAAGATTTCTGGGTTCAAACGTAAGTAAAACTGAGGAATATATTCTTCATGCCTGTGACCAATCTCTTCTGAATGATGCCAAGTCTCTTGTAAGTAAATCTTGGAAATGTACCGCCCCATCAGAAATCGTAGAGTATGTTTTGAAGAACTGTTGTGGAGTTGAGAAAGATAAAATGGATGTGGAGAAGGCAGAACCCAGCCGAGATTACATTGCCGAGAACATTCATCCATTCAGAGTGGTTGCCCAGCAGGCCAATGTGGCCCTCAAGGATGATGACCCCTCTTTTGTTCATTTTATGACCTATAAAAACAAGGGAACCCACGTTTTCAAATCCCTCAAAACTATGTCCAAAGCCGATTCAAAACACACCTTCAAGTATTCCGAATCTGGTGGTGCTGGTGGTATCAATAATCAAAGTTGTGCTATTGGATTTTCTTTTCCCACAGACTTTGATTTACTCTCTGATATTCTAAATGGTATCAATGAGAAGGGTGAAGATAAGAATACTCTATCCACCACCAATCCTGTTAGTAAAAGTGTTTCCCAACAAGGTAATGAAGACAATGGATGTGGACTTGGTGGGTTCAACTATAAGACAGCAGTAACAAATAAAGGGACGGCACAGGCCCAGAACTCTTGTGAAGATAATGTGGAGAAACACTTACTGAAACGAATGGCCCGAATGGGTCTTATTGAGAGGGACAAGATTGCTTTGAGACTTCTGGCGCCTTGGAGCCCTGATTTACATGCTGGTGATATAATAACACTTGATTGGAAACAAACTGATGGAACCCCTGTTTATGGAGACGGTAACTATATGATAGTCAATCTAACACATAGAATAGGATATATGGGAGTTGGTGTTACTTCCCTTGATTGTGTGGCCCAGACAGTTGGTGGAGGAATAGTATAATGGGTGAAAATCCAGGTCATTTTGGAACGATTAGAATAGGTCTTATTGGTGGTGGAGACATTACAGACCCAGCCTCTGACCAAAGTTGTAATCAAAAGGTGTTTCTACCTATGGAACATTCTCCTGATGGTGTAAAGTTAGAACATCTGGCTTTCTCTCCATTACATAGGTCTCCTGATAGAGATACCCAGCAATCATTTCCAGGTGTACATGATCCTGGTTCATTAGTGTATTGTATGAAGATACCTGGTTCAAATCAAGTTTTGATTTTGGGTCAGGCCAACGACCTATTCAACTCAGAACCCAAAGCTGGTAATATGGATTTGCTCAACAATCCATTAGTCAAGGGTCTATTTGAGAGAACAATCAAAATAAGAACACCTCCTAATATTGAAGAAAAGGAGTTAGAAGACGGAACAAAAGTCCGAACTATGAAAGAGAAGGACAAGGAATGGTCCCACTCTCTTACCAAAGGACTTCCTACTCATGCTTCACTATTTCCTATTGTTGGTTTCTTCAATCCCGAAGTAAAGGATGTTCCTACAGCCAAACAACATTTTAGTGATATTCAAACCAAGGATATGATGGATAAAATGCCAGGAGATGTTATGTCTCTTGGTAAGATGTTGAAGGGTCTAATGGGAGGTGGAGGCTCTGGTGGAGGCGGAGGAGGAGGTGGAGGTGGAGGCTCTGGAGGTGGAGGCGGCGGAGGCTCTGGTTCATCTGCCACAAGTAATGTTAGTCCTACCATTAGTGGTCTATCCCCTCAACTTCAAAATGCTGTACTGAGTGCTTCTTATCTTATACAAGACTTTGAAGGAACCTCTGGTTCTACTACTCTTGTTTTGGGTGATAGAGTTCATACCAATACCTATATGGAAAATGCCAACTCTCTCATTAGTCAAATCACTTGTGTAGATGACCTAATGACCTGTCTTCATAGATTGAGATGGGATACATCTCTTTTTGGTCAAGAAAATCTAACACCTGCCGAGTTTACCATTGATACTGCTTGGGGAACTGCTATTCAAACTATGGGAGTTGATGGAACTCTTACTGTTAGTTATGGTAATAATGCCGCTAATGTGGCCCAGACCCAAAGTAACTTTGCTAATACAATGTCGGACCCAGCACAATCTCCTTCAACGGCTGGTGGTCAGAATATGTTTGGTGGTTCGGCTGGAACTATGATGGATATGTTCAAGAGAATGGCTCCTGTAGCAGAAAAAGCAGCCAAGAAGATGACCGAAAAACTAAACACAAGCGATAAAGCAAAGAAGCTTCAAAAGATTATAGATAAGACTGTCCAAGGTGGAAATCCATTAGACCCAGAACTGTTTAAGTGAGGTAAATAA